TCAATTTCTTTAGCTAATGTAGGAGATTGAACACCAATAGCTTTTGCTTGTTGGTAGAACATTAAATCAGTTGCGTAATCTCTAATGTTAAATGAATCAGGATAATTTATTTCTCCATCAAATGTAGTATCTTGAAATAAAGCATATAATCTAAATAGTTGTTCTTCTGCTATTTGTAGATTGTCAGCTTTCTCAGATAGTCTAGCATTTAATAATTCAAATTCAGTTTGTAATGCAACACCAGATGTTATTCCTGTTTTTTGAGTTCTAACTGCTCCTGTGTGTGCAATTCTATTTATTGAATCTACTTTGTTATTTATAGAATCCATTATTGCAGATAAATTTTGACCAGATGGTTGTAATAAATATGGTTTTAAATTTGGTTCCATTTCATCAGGCATTTCTATAACTGCACCAGCACCAGCACTTGCATTTACGCTTGGAGTTTTAACTAATGATGGGTGGTTAGTTAATCTAATTAATTGTTCCATTTCAGAGTATTCGTTGTAAATAGCTTTTTGTAAATCAGCTATGTCTGTTAAATCAGATTGACCTACACCTCTTTTATGAGACTTAGCATTATATAAAATTACTGCTGGAATTTTGCCTATAGTATTTGGCGCAGAATCTACTAATCTCGGTTCTTCTCTTTCTGCCATGTAGATAGTATCTATTTTATCAGGATACCAAATACGCATATAAGTTCCACCATTTCGATCTACTTCTTCTCTAATTTTTAAATAGTTTAATTCATATTTACCATTTAATTGTCTTTCAAAGTTCCAATCTAAAACATTTTCTGGAGTAACGATTGACAAGTATGGTCTAATATCTTGATCTAATTCTTCTGCTCTTGTGTTTGTAGTTACATTTGGTTTATCTAGCATTAAAAAACAATGACCATAAATAGAAGCATAGTTTTGTGCAGATTTAATTACTGAGTTTAAATTATTACCTTCTAAATCAGCATCTTTTAAGAATGATTCTAAACTAGGTTCATCTTGCATAGAACCAAAATCTCTACTTGGTCTAACTCTAAATAAGAATGATGAATAAATTTGAATAATATTTTTACAATGATTATCACAAGGAGTGTTAGCTAATCTTTGATTAAATTCGTTATCTAATTCAAGGTTGTATCTATTAAGGTATTGACCAATCATATAGTCATAACCACCATTGTATGATCTAATATAATACTCCCAATTATTAATAGTTTCTGAATAATCTTTATGAGTTTCTAATGCTTGATCTCTAGTGTATGCCATACTATTTTATTGCCCATCTTGTTGGTCGAGAAAACTGTGCCTGTGTAGTAAGTGGTTTTAAAAAATCTACCATGTATCCTATTGCGTCATTCATGTGATCAAAGCCATCTTCCTTATCAGGTATATTCGTATTCTCCTTGTATATTTGTCGTTGTAATCCTTTTACAATAGTTTTGCAAGTTTTGGAAACAAAAATATGCCTATTCCCATTAGAATCTTTAAGTTTGCTATTAACAGCATTTATCCTATCTCTTACAGCTGGGTGTTTTAATTTACATTTAACTTTAAATCCTGCGTTTTGTAATATGCTTAAATCAGTTCTTCCACCAGCAGAAGTTTTTCTTTGTCTAGAAGCTGGGTCAGGATAAATAAAAATAGGTATCTTTGTTCCATATCTATTGCGTATTTCTTCTACCATTTCATCAGTATTACTAGAATAAATTATAACCTCATCTAAAAAATATATTTTATCTTTTTCTATTTGCCCTACACAAGCCGACATGGGATCCACGTTAAAGTCCATGCCAATATGTAATGGCTTTGTCCAATCTATTTGTTTATCAACTACACTTTCTACAGGGTGGAAGTTATAATAAACACTACCAGCATAATTCTCAAATGTACCTTCAAACTCTTGTCTAAAAGTTCTAATATCAATATCTTGTTTAGCTTGCTCTATTTCAGCTTTTGATACCATTCCACCTTGCAAGGTAGTAAATTGAAAACTATCCCACTCCTTGTCGCCCTCTTGCCCTTTAAGGTACATTCTATACGACCAGTTACCATAGCCTTTTGGAGAACCACACATTAGTACATCTCCCTCGGTGTCAGATACAGATGCTCTTAATACCTCTGTCCAAGCTTTTTCTTCAATGTCAGCAAATTCGTCTAGTATCAAAAAGTCTAACCCTACTCCCCTCAAGCTATCATAATTATCACAGCCCTTTAATGATATTTTACTGCCTGTTTTTTTAATCGTAATAGTCATATTAGATTCATTAATGTTTTCTATCCAATTAAATTGAGAAAGCATATCTTTAAGGTTTGACCATACAATCTCTTTAGCCATTTTAAATGTAGGTGCTACATACCAGATTTTTTTATTAATCTGTGTTGCGTATTTCATCATTTCAGTAATACATAAATAAGTTTTACCGAATCTACGACCAGATACTAAAACTCTAAATCTTTTATTACTTGATGAAACTTTATGCTGGGGTTTTGTCAGGGTTATTTTCATTACAAAAGTAAGATATGTATAATTTGTCCTCGTTAAATTTTTGTTTATATTCGTTAGTTACTCTAATTGTAACAGTAGCACCAGCTTTAGTGCAATCTGTCCATGTGTCAAATTTTACAGGGTGTACTGCTGGAGTATTACAGAATCCTGTAATGGCAGAGCAGATAGTATAAGCTAGAACGAATTTCATTTAGATGATATTATCTTTTTAATTGATTTACTTCCATCTATATTTTCTTCTAGTTCAGCTTCTACCTTACCACACATAAATTGTTTATTATCCATATCCATATTTCTTGTTGCTTCTCTTTTCATCTTTAAACAAGTAGATATACTATCTTGTATTCTATGTTCAACTAATTCTCCATTAATAAACAAACATAAAGCTATAACTAATTTAGTGATCCCCATTTAATTTACCTATATTAGTACGAACTGAATCTTTTAATTTTTCTACATCTATTCTTAATCGTTCTACATCTGCTTGTAGTCTTTCAATATTAACTTTGTTAGTCATATTTTGTTCTTGATTTTTTTCTAGCTTTTCTAAACTTTCGGCAAGATGCTCAAGCAACATAAACTGCTCCTGGTCTATTGGTTTCTGTGTACTAGCTTCTAATAAATCTTTTTCAAATAATTGGTTTTTAGTTTCTAATAAATTTAATCTCTCAATCACACCAAATGCAAACCAAGCACCAATTACAACTGCACCAATTAAACCTATTAGATTTCTAAGTGGTAATCCTATGTTTGTATCTTCACTAATTTTCATAATGGCTTCATACAAAGTGCTAAAAATACAAAACCTAAAATCAATATTCCTGTAAAATAATAGTTCATAATCCTACCCATATTATTTAGCTATCTTGCCCTTGTTAATTCCTTTTTTAATTACATACTTTTGAGTGCCATTAGCACCATGATTAACCTCTTTTTTAAGATACTTAGTTAAATTCATTTCTTTTAGTTTTTTTTCTGCATGTTTTCTAAAAGATTCTAAAACTTTAGTATCTCTCATTTTTTCTTCTTCTTTTTAAATTTACTTTCTACCCAAGCAAAGCAGTTATCTATTAAACCAAAAAATTTATAAACAAACTTATCCATTATACTTTAAACCCTTTTTGCCATGATTTAACTGCCCAATAAACAGGAGTTGTATTTAATTGTTTTCCTGATCGTTTAGCTTTAGCAAGTATTGGTCTAAATCTTGCCATAAATGATCTTTTTCTAGCTGGAATATTCTTTTTGATAGATAGCTTCTTATCGCCAAAATTAACTTTGACTACTCTGCCTGTCTTACGATTCTTTACGAATACTTTAAACTTCTTAACATCCCCACGCATGGGTTTGTTAAGTTTTACAGTTCTACCTTTAAATTTAGCCATGTGGCATAAATACCACATAAATTTTAAATTTTATACAAAAAATAATTAATCTAAATTTTTAAATTCCATTGATTTATTTGGGAACCTTTTCCATTTAAATTTTACACCTAAATTTTTTAAACGAGAAATTTCCAATTTAAAATCAGATTTTGAGCAAATTATAAATTCAGATTCGCCATCAGCATAATTAATTTGATATAATGGATTTTTATTCATTTTTACCTTTCTGTTATTAAAAGCTTATAAAATTGAACAGAAATCGCAAATACTATCTTTTAAAATGTCGTTTTCTCCAATCATGACAAACATAGGTGTCTTTAACACCCTTTGCGCCCCATCTACCACAAAATGACCTAGCATTACTATAAAGCCCACAATCTCCACATGATGCACCCTTTAATGCTTTAGTAAATGATTGAGGCAAACTGTAATCTATAATTTCTCCTGTAGGATAAAAGTTGCTTCTCTTATTTTCCTTGTCCACGATACTTTGCTTTCTGTTGTCTTCTTTTGTTTTTGTTCATAGTGCTTGTTATTGGTCTTCTACCAATAGATGTACCTTTTTCAGTTTTAGTGTATTCAACAACTGCACCGAATACATTACCTTTATTTTTTGCCATCTTCTATTTCATCTGGTTTAGCATTAATAATTAATGGCAAAGGCTCGTTGTATGTTGTTTGTTCTATTTTTTCTTTTTGATCTAAATGTTGTTTTCCTAACCATATCTGCATAACTACATTACCAGATAATGCTTTTTCAAATTGCGCTCTTCTTAAACTAATTCTGCCCATCTCTCTACCCTTTTTTATAAGGTGGACATAATTCCTTTGTAAAGTCTTTGTAGATACTCCAGAAAATTCTGCAATCTCATCATAAGTGCAATGTAATTGGGCTAATTTTTTGATAGCTTCTTCATCTACTTTTTTCATTGGTCTTGCCATTATGTCCTTTTTGTGTTCTATCTTTTTTTAGCCTTTTTTCGTAAATCTTTCAATACTACTTCAGGCCACTTAGATTTTTTATGCTTGTTAATTGTGCAATACATAGGAAACTCTTTAAGCAACCAATCTACTGCTTTTTGTTCATATTCTACAGTACGATAAGTTTGAATACCACCATCTTCTGAATAATACTTTGTTTTCGGAGATACATAGTTAAATCTAGTTAGACCACCATCTGCCATATAATATCTTATGCTTCTTTCATAATCTTCTTTACCATATTCTGGGTTTGTAGATACATAGGCTTTTCTTTCATGTGTATTTCGCCAACCATAAAAACAAGCCACGATATATTTTAAATTAAAACTGATGTTGTTTCGCATAAAATAAGGGTTTAATACTGCATTTACACCCCACATATCAAATTTATGTTGTTGAGATATTTCAAAAGCCTGATCAACAAATTCTGTAAGGTTTAATAGAGGCATTGTTTTTTTCTCAGATATTCGCATCTCAATACTTTGTATATCGTCATCTATACCAAGAACAAGCTGACCCTCTTTATAGTAATCAACCATAAAGTTTCTTTGTGTATTTACATGTTTTTTATTCGTAACAATAAAATTAATCGGATAATCCTTTAAAGATTCTTTATAGGCTTCTAACTCGTTTCCATCAGATAAAAATAAATCTACCTCGCTAAAATCTATATCTGTTTTAGCTAAGTAATTAATTGTTTTCTTTTTAATTGTTTCTGCCCTAGCAATAGTAGGTATAGCTATTCTAAATTTCATTTATTTAAATTTGCTCTATTTTGAAGTCGTTTAGCAATTTCCTGTTCTTCTATTGCTGATTTGCAAAAAATCATATTCTTTCTGTAGTAACACACAACTGATATTCTTTCAAACTTTCCTTTTCCTTTAATTTCAGTATTACCATGATATTCGTGAACATCAAAAAAACAAACATCTCCACTTCTTACATTAAATCCTATTCCATATTTTGGAAGTACTGTAATAGCGCCCTCATAATTACCAGCCTCTAAAACTCCTAGGTTTCCAAATCCTTCTGGCAAATCTCCTTTGTCTTGATGAATTGCAGTTCTAAAATTTTTATTTATAGTAATAGTTGTAAATACAGTGTTAGGTATATAAAATTCTTTAGTTGTTTTTTGTATCATGTTGTTTTGTGCTTCCCATCTATCTGGACATACATCTTTAAATAAATCTGAAATATATTTTATATAAGGATAGCCTTTTTTAAATTTTTCAAATTGATGCTCGTTAAATGATGTTTGCCTACAATAAGGAATCCTTGTTTGCCTATCAAAAAAACCAGCAATACCACTTTCTACTTTATTGAAAGCCTCATGCGTTTTTGATATAGTACCATTTTTATTTACTCTAAAACCTCTAGTCTTTCCTACTTTGTTTGTTTTTTCTATTGTTCCATCTTCGTTCCATTTTAAACCAACCTTATCGTTTCTTTTATCTGGTACTCCACCAGCAGAACCTCTGTTGCCACCTTTAGCTACTGCAAACCTTAATGATTTGTATGCTTGTTCGCAAATATTACTAGGTATAACATTTTTTCTAAAAAAAAATAAAGGCTCTCCATTTTCTTTGTAGGCATCACAATCATAGTCAATAATAGTATCAACATGATGATCTTGAACAAAATAGCCTTCTAGCTTTTTTATTTCTTCGTCAGTGTATTTAGCTTTTGCTGTTATCGTGTGCATTTTTAATTACTTGATATACTGTATCTGTAAGATTATCAGTTTCTAAATCTTTTTGTAATTCAGATACCCAAAGCCTAAAGTTTTTTTCTGTTTCTGTATTTAAAAATAATTGTACCATTTTAACATGGGAAACTTCCATATCTGCTGGATAATCAACATCAATGCTAGTATCTATTTTATCATTAGCTTTAAATTCTAAATCTTTGTCATTTGATAAGTTTTCTAATTCAGTTAAATTAAATCCTGTAAAATCTAAATCAAACTCTTCATTTTTAAGCATATTTAATTCTTCTGCTAATAATTTGTTTTCCCATTTAGATTCTTCGCCTGACCTATTATCCATAATACGATATGCCATAGCATCATTTTTAGAAAATTCTCTTTTAACAATATAGGCTTTTGTTTTGCCAAGTTGCTTTAATGCTTTCCAACGAGTATGTCCTACAACAATAACATTATCATTATCTACAACAATAGGTTGATTGTTTCCAAATTCTCTAATTGAGTTCATAACCTTTTGAACTGATTCCATTGGAATTTCTCTAGGGTTATTTTTATAGGGTTTTATTTCGTTAATATCTATTTCTTGTATTTCCATTATTTATCCTTTTATTAGTTTAGTTAAAATATTCCAAAGATGAGGATTTTGTTTAAATATCTTTGTGTAGCCATCTCCTACTACTTGTGCGATAGTTTCTTCGCCTTTGTCATGAACTTTAATTCCAGAGTAGTGTATTATTAAATGAAATAACTCATGCATTATTGTATTGAATAATCTTAAACCTTTTACTCTACTATCAATCACAAGTAATTCTTTTTCTGTTTCAAAATAGCCATATAGATTTTTTAATTTTTCAAACCTGACTTGTATCTTTTTTCTGCCATATTTAATGCTTTGTATATTCATCTTTGTTTAATGTGGCTCTAAGATATTCTAATTGCATTTTTAATTGTCTATTCTCGATACTTAATGCAATAATCCTTTTTCTGCAATACTTAAAAATTCTTAGAATTGCACTCATTGTTCTAATTGGATTTGATGTTTATCATCAAAAATATCTATTTTATAATTTTTACCATCTTTTTTAAAAAATTCAAAATTACCATCTGTGCCTTTATGGATATAGCCTAAATTTATAAGTCTATTAATTAAATCTGGCATAGGGTTGTTTTCATCTTCCATTTCCCATCTTCGTTGAGATAACCAAGTACTGAAATGTGGCACAAATTTATTATCTTCTATACCTTTTATTTGATTGTTATAAATCCTTGCCATTTGCTCATTAGTAATTTCTTCAACATTAATTTTGTTAAATTCCTTATAAGCTTTAAATTTAGAGCCTCTTTTAATTGTTAATCCTTTCCATAGTCTTTCAAAAGATTCGTCATATATATTATTATTAGGTATAGGTTTAGGTATAGGTATAGGTGCTTGGTTTTTGCTTGAAGCATTTTCAACTCTTGCACGACCACCTTTTTGACCAGCTTCTGATCTTCTCTTATATTTGTCGGTTAAATAGTCATGCTCATGTACTAATCTTTTATGTGTCCACGTATCTTCTTTTGGATTAACTTTAAAAAATTCTCCTAATACTTCGTCAACATCTAATCTACAGTCATCATCTTTACAATGACATATTCTATATGCTGATTCAGTTTTAAATGGTTTAGTATTTTTTGTCCAAGCAAAACATAATAATTTAATATATATTCCTACTTTTGAGTTGCTTAAATGTACAGTTTCAGCAGTAAATGTATCTGTAAATAATTGTAATGCATGAAATTTATTCGTTTCCTTTGTCATAAAATATACTTTCCTTTTCTAGTTGTTTGATTTTTTCGTTAGCTTCGTCTAATAATTGTAGTTCTGATCCGAACAGCTCTACAAATTTTGTTTTGTTTAAGTGTACTGATTCATTTCCCATGTTATGATGCTCTGGGCATAAAGGAATAGTTTGATCGTGTGGTGGTCTTAATCCTAATCCTGTATTTTTTCTAATATGATGAATTATAGGTTCAGAAAATAAACCTTTTTTAGAACAAGCAATACAACCAATTCTTTTTAACTTTTCAAATCTTTCTTTGTCTTGCTTTTTCATTTGTTCATATCTTCTATGTCTATTTCTATCTATAATTTCAAAATGTATATTACTTAATTCAGCCACTTAACTTATCTCTTATTTTAAAAACATGATTTTCAATAGCATTTAATTCTACTTGAATTTCATTATTATTAGTATCTCCATTATAATCAGAAAGTTCTACTAATGTTCCAAGCCTTATCATTTTTAATAATCTTTTAAAGGCTCTACGAACATGCATATCTGACATATCAGAAACCATAATCCATTGGTTTTTAGATTTTGAGAAATAATATTCTTCTGGTGTTGATTGTTGAGTTTCATCAGTTTTAGGAATATCTAAAAAATCTTCTCCACTCATAATAAACTCCTTTGATTTGTATTAGTTTCTTTATAAGGCTTCCAATCAAAATCTACAAGCCTATATTCTTTCCCATTAAACTTACTTTTGAAAGAATTTTCTGTGTAACTTTTAGCAGATTTTAATTTCTCATAAGGTATAAACATATATTCATTACCATGAACAATACCTAAAGATTCTTTTAATCTTAAAGCTTTTTTATAAATGTAATCTCTTACACTTACTTTGCCTAGCCATACTTTATCTACTTGCACTTTGATCATTTGTTATCTCCATTTCTTTAGTTAATAATAAAGGCTTTTCATATTTGCTAAATAGTATTTCAATTATGCTTAAAGCTTTTTCTTTTTTTAATATAGAAATATCAGCACCATCTAAAACTTGAAAAGGGTCTCCATCTTGAAACGATTGTAATTTAACATCTAAAGAATTACAAAAATCAATTAGTTTATCAGATGTAATTTTATTAATCATTCTCTCATACTTTTGAACTTGTTGAAATGTAACACCTATTTTTTTTGATACCTGAACTTGTGTTAGATTTTTTGCATACCTATGAGCAACAAGCATTGAAGCTATCCTTAGTTTATTATCCATGTGTTTTCCTGTGAGTTAGTGGGGAAAGAAATCGGTATAAACTTTCCCCATTTATAACTAGAAAGGGAGTAAATGAATACTCTCTATGATCATTAACCGATTTAATCATTTAAGTCTATATAAATTATAAATTGTATTTTGATTTGCTAATAATTTACCTTTTTTTGTTATTTTTTGCTAAAAAGTCCTCATTTTATTGAAAAAATAGTATTTGCCATTTGTGTGTGTTTTTATAAGGTTTAGGTATATAGAATATGTTTAATCGGTACTCTTCTATAAACGCATAAAAATCGGTTCAGAGCCTTGGTAAGTAATTCTAAGTTTTGCTTCAGAAATAAGTTGTTTCGTTAATATCAAGGGGAGCCTCAGAGAGTGTGTGTTAAGACCTACGATCTAGAAAATTTTATAAAATAGTTTCTGTAACCTTTAGCAAGTTACACTGATGATGTTAGCTAATAATCAATACGAAAAACTAGAAAGGTAAATATGATTAGACTTAATATAACAAAAGATAACACAAGAGTAACTAAATCGTTTTATGATAAAAATGATTTTAGAAAATGGCTAAGACAAAATGTTGTAGTTGCTTTGCATTATTTTATTGACCAAATGACTAATGAGATTTGGGATTTAAAAGTTGCTGAGCCTTATAATTTGTATGGCTATACTTTTAGTATTCAATCAAAAACTAGAGCAGGCAATGTTCTTATGAATGGTAAATAATATGCCTAGAATAATTAATATACAAAACAAAAATACTTTAATTACTAAACAGTTTGAATCAGTTGAGGAATTTTCTGATTATCTTTTAGAATTAAATACAGAACTATATTATGCTTCTTATTTTTATGATGAAAGCATTTATGGTTTAACAACAAGAATTTGGTTCTCTAAAGGAGAATCAATAACTTCGGAATTGTTTAAAGACAAAACATTTTCGATTAACACTAACAATAACTAGAAAAGGAAACAACATGAAAAAAGGTCAAGAAATAAAACAAATGCTAAAGCAAATTAACAATGATGTTAAATTTAAAAAGGATTACATTGTTGATTTAAACACTTTAGATGTAAGTCAAAATGATAGAAACGTATATCCTGATTTACATTCTGCTGGGGCTCAACATTATTATCAAATGAATGATAATTCGTTAAATCATTTATGCAACAGATTAGAAATAGGAACAAGATATATTTCTAAATGTTTGCCTGTTAGCCAATCATTAGTAAATGATAATCTTAATTTTTGGATTAAGAATAATAAAAATAAAAAATTAATGTTAAGAACTATAGAGGGTCATGACATTAATAGAGTAAGAGCAGTTATGTCGGATAGATATAAAAGAATTGATTCTGATGTTGTTGCAAATTCTACTTTAACTAAGCTAATGGATATGGGTGCTGAATTAAAGTATTCACATTACGATGGCGACAACATGAACATTACTGCTGTTCTTCCAAAATTAGAGGGAGAAGTAGTAGAGGGTGATTTTGTTCAAGGTGGTATTACAATTACCAACTCTGAAATAGGTCATGGCTCTTTAGTTGTTAAACCATTTATTTATAGATTAGTTTGTACTAATGGAATGGTTGCGCCAGAATATCTTAATCAGTTTTATGCAAAGCATGTTGGTAAAATGATTATTGATATTGATAATGACGATCAGTGGAAAACTATTGTTTATAAAATGGAACAACAGTTAGAACTTGTTGCAAACCCAGAATTATTTGAGGAAAACTTAAATAAGCTGAAACAAGCTACTGAGCAAAAAATCAACTCTCATCAAATTGAGGTACTTGCTAAAAATCATGGCTTATCTGATGTAGAGAGGGCTGGTGTTTTTGAAAGACTAAATCATTATGTAGGAGAAACATTTGTTACTTCTAAATATGATGTAGCTAATGCAATTACTAATATTGCTAATGACGAAGAAAAATCAGATGAAAGAGCAAGGTTCTTACAAGAACTTGGTGGTCTGGTTATCTTTTCAAATAACCCAATAAGTGCAAGAATATAAATCAATAAATAGGTGGGGTGCAATTCCCCACCAAGAAAGGACAATATGTTAATTTTTGGAAAATCAAAATCTGATTGGAAAGCATTAGAACTTTATTATAGACGAGAGTGGTTATGCTTTGTAGTTGGATTTATTATAGGAGTAATAATATGAGTTTAGATAAAGACATTAATCATTCATTTAAAAAAGCAAGATTAATTGAAAGATTACTTACTTATCATGATTTAAAATCAGATATGGAAAAGCTAATAAGTAAAATAGAAAAAGAAATAGTTTTACTAGATAAAGAACATGCAGAGAAAGGAGATCATAATGTCAGTAAAGGAACAAAGACTTAAATTTATAAATGAGGAATCTATAAAAAAAGGTTACACATTTGGAGATAACAATCCATATTTTGTAGAGGTTATGGAATTAATGGACAAGATAGAAGCCGATACAATGGAAGAGTACTTAAAAAAGCTAAAAATAGAAAAGGAGAAATATGAAAAAAATGCTATGTTTAATTATATTCGTACAAGCTTGCGCGTATAATCCTGTTGTTGATACTGCTGGTCGTAGTGGTACATTTGATAAATCACAAGCAGTTGAATTAACCAACGACTTACAACATTGTGAAACTATTGCTAAAAAAAATAGTAATTTTGTTAGTAATATTTTATATTGGTCAGTAAGTCCTACGATGGATACTAAATACGAAGCTTTAACTAGAAAGTGTTTAATCAATCGTGGTCATTCTATTTTAAACTAGAAAGGAAAATATGAATAAACAAATCAAAACAGATTATATGGTTAAAGGAATGGTAGAGGATTTTAAGAAAAAACCCAATGCCAAACTTTTAAATCAAATAATAGGTCTTAAGTTTAAAAATGTAAGACTTAATAAAGATATTACTGCCGAAGCAGTAGTAGAAGATAACCCAGTGTACTTTAACTCAATTTTTGATTTATATAAATTTGAGAAAGGTATAAAAACTGATGTTTCTAAATTGTTTTGTCTATCTAAATATTATAGATATGATATTACACAATTAATAGAGCGTCTAAACTAGAAAAGGAAAACATGTACATAAAACATAAATTAAAAAATGGTATCGAGTTAGACTTTGATGATCAAAACCATATCTATTATTGCAATGGCGAGAAAGTTGAAAGTGTAACAGGAATATGTGGTAAAGGTATTCCAAAACCTCAATTAGTTAATTGGTTAGTTTATACTCCTGTAAGAGAGATAAAAGATTCAATTAATAATATTATGGATAGTGGTCAAACATTAGACAGAGTATCCCTTGAAAGAATAATACATCAAGCTACAAATAAAACTGACAAGATCAAAGATGATGCTGGTTTAGTTGGAAGTGTAGTTCATGGCTTGATAGAAGATTTCCTACAAGGTAAAAAAATTCCTAACCAATCTGATAAAGCAGTTGTTAATTGCTTTCAGTTATTTTTAGATTGGTGGAAAACCCAAGAGTATGAAGTAGTTGAATTAGAAAAAAAAATATTTTCTAAAAAACACAACTATGCTGGTACTCTTGATCTTGTTCTAAAGGACAAGCAAGGCAATCTTGTTTTAGCAGATATTAAAACAAGTAATCATATATCATTTGATTATACATTACAGTTGAATGCATATAAGTATGCCTACGAGGAAGAAACTAAACAAAAAATTGCTAAAGGTTTAATCATAAGGTTGCCTAAAAAAGATAGCAAGATTGAAGTTAAGGAACTTCCTTTAAATAAAGAAATGTTTAATGCTTTTCTTGGTGCTAAATATATGATGTTAGCTATGGAAAGTAATAAACCTAAAAAACAAAAACAGAAACAATAAGGATAAAACATGACACAAATGCAAACGCAACGACTACCATTCTGTGGGCTTTCTTTAAAGCTATATAGCACAGGAAACAAAGCACCTAAAATGGAATATCAAGCCTCATCAAACAAGGCTCAATTTCAATGTAGCATAACTAAAAAGCTATATGGAATTAATGAGATTTCCAATTGGTTAAACAGTCCAGAAGTACAAGAGTATGTACGATCTGGGCATGTTCTTAAATGGGGTAGTAAAACGCAACAAAACGAGCCAACAAAATATGGCGATGGTATGGAACAGGTTGTAACTTGCTATATGGTTAAACCATTTAATAAAGCTGGTTATAATCCTCAACCACAAACACAACAAAATTATCAACAAGCTAAACAAGGTATTCAGCTTACTGATGATAAGTTGCCAGATAGTCCAAGAGAAGAAATAGATTGGGCTAAAGAAAATGCAACTGACTTTAACCCAGAAATGTATGAACAAGAACTAGGTTAATGTCAAACGAGTTAGCTAAATACATCACAATGCGACCACAATCCTTTGATCCTCATAGGATAATCGCATACCTTGATGCGCTTGATAAAAGATTTATCAAATCAGAAATAGATTATGATGAAGTTAAAGATCAGGCGCAAGAGGTTTTTGATTATGTGGTTAATGAAAAAATGACCAACGAATCACTTTCTGTTTCGTTAGCTAAAGTTAAAGCTACTAATGATGATAGATATAAGAGTGTTAAAAAACAGCTTTCTGATAAA